CCATCGTGCTCGGGTGGTTGGGATGGGCCGGCGACGTGGCGATGCGCATCATCCGCATCATCGTGGCGGTGATCGTGCTCGTGGCGCTGCTGTATCTACTAATCGATATATATTATTGTTCAGTCGGTAGTGGACCTCGATTGCGGTGAACGCCCAAAGCGTGGAACACCAGCCGCCAGATCGCGAGCAAACCGCTCCTTTTGGGCCTTCGCCTGTTTGGCGCGAGTTTCTGGAGACACGATCTTGCCACGGTGGCCTAAAGCTATCTTTGCTCTGTGCTCTGGTGTCTTGGTCTTTCCCGTGAAGGCCGCGCTCAGCTTCGCGCCGTGCTCACGAGCTGCGTCTGGGTCGCTATGGATCCTGGCGAGCCATCGCGTCCGGCCGTCATTCCTTAATGGCGCCACCTTAACTAGATGGGCCAGGCGTTTTGGCGATGCCTTTCGGCCTTTCCGTAGCGTGCTCAATTTGGCTCGCGTCTCAGGAGAGATTTTGTGACCAAGAGGACTACCGGCGGTCGGGTGTCCATTGAAGCCGCGGTCCCACGCTGGATCAAAAGCAGACAAGGCGTCGATCCAATGCTGTTCCCTGGCCAGGAGATCGGAAGCGTTTTGGACCGTTTCCAGAACCTCGAACGAGAAAGCGGCGGGTCCGTGCTTTGCCCACGAACGCTGCAGCAGCTTGGCGTGATGTCTACCGTTAGCGAGTTGGTATCGGTGAACGGCCCATCGGCCTTTGATGTCCCGCGCTGATCCGACGTAGACGCGACCGCTGATCGTGTTTCGGATGACGTAGATGCCTTGGACTATCATCCCGATAGCATAACATATGAGACAGGCGAAAGCTATCGACCTCTATTACTGCGCAGTAGGCGGAGGGGCGAGGCTGCGGTGAGTGACGCTCGTATGCAGGCGATGGTGGAGCGGTTCAGACAGTATGACGCCGGGAGGCACGCGCCTATCACGGACGAGAACATGCTCGGGTGCATCGAGGAGCTTCGGGAGTTGTTCCTGCGGCGCCGGATAGCTGCGGACTGCACGCTGGTCCTGCCTGGGCTGACCGTGGATTTCCGCCTTGAGGGGCCTGCGCCAGAGGCGGATTACCGCTGATAACGGCGGTTATCACGGGTAATGGAGTTTCCGACGCCACCGTTCGGCTGTTCCTGTTTGGTTCGCCGCGACAAAGCGTAACGAGTTTCCGACAGAATGTCATGTGCGGTGCAGCATGAAGCACATCACCCAGACCCCCTGGACGGACGAGGAGCGCGCGATGCTGCGCCGGCTGCGCGCGAACGGGCTGGGGTTGAAGGCCGTCGCGACCATGATGGGGCGCAGCTACCACAGCGTGACGCGGCAGGTGCGGTATCTCGGGCTGCAACTGAACCTGCCGCCGAAGCCTCGGCCGGCATCGCCAGAGCCTCCGAAGCGAGTGCGGGGCGGGGCGTCGCTGCCGCCACTGCCGTCGCTGGCTGAAGGCCAAGACCCCGCTGGGTGAGGCCCGACGGCGGCCCCTCGCGCTGTCCCGGCGAATGGCGCGCGGGGGGACTGCCGGGCATGTCAAGATTTACGCCCAGTCCGTAGGTGCGCAAGATTGTTGCGCGCCATGCACACGGAGACCGGCCATGGGGTGTACTGGTTCGCTTGCTTACTCGCGCTCGTGACCACCACCTGGGCACTGCTCGGCCTCATCGCCTGGGCCATCGTGAGGATGCTGTGACGACCAACTACACCACGATGAGCGGCGCGGAGTTCCAACGCGAGGTCGGCGACGACGTCGAGAAATGGGCCGACGCCGCCATGCAGGACGCCGAGCGGGAGGGCTATGCGGTCGATCGTGACTGGCTGCTGAAATGGCTCAGCGATGCCATGGACGCCGCTCGCAAGGCTAAGCCACCACCAGTGATCCCATGAGCGACACAGCCATTTCCATGACCGCCAGCCGCGGCAGCCCGTGGCCCGCCGCCGTTCGCCATCTCAACGGCAACGAGACCGACTTTCCGCGCGATATCGATGAGCAGCACACGCGCCTGATCCAGTGGTTCGAAGAGGCTGAGAGATCCAGCCAAGACGGTCGTGAAGCGTCCGAGATGTACCGCAGATATTATAACTGCGAACAATGGACAAGAGCGGAACTCGATGTGCTAAATGCGCGTCACCAGCCGCCTATAAGTTTCAATTACGTAAAACGGAAAGTAGAGCTACTCTGTGGGCTAGAAAGAAAGGCCAGAACCGATCCGAAGGCATTTCCACGCACGCCCACCGAAGAAGACCGCGCCGACGCCGCCACTCAGGCGTTGCGCTACATCGCCGACGATAGCAACTTCCCGATGCTGCGCAGCGCGGTGTTCAACGAGATACTGGTCGAGGGCTTCGGCGGCTGTGAGGTCGGTCTGGAGGATGACGGGCAGGGCGGCGCTAATGTCACGCTGACGCAGGTTCCGTGGGATCGCATCTGGTATGATCCGCACAGCCGCCAGGATGATTTCCTCGATGCAAGATACAAGGGAATCGTCATCTGGATGGACCGGGACCAGTTGCACGAGATGTATCCCGATGCCCAGGATGTTATCGATACCAGTTTCTCGCATGGTGATGCGACACAGTACGACGACCGCCCGGCATATATGACATGGACCGATACCAGCCGCACCCGCTGCCGTGTCGTGCAGTGCCACTGGTCGCAGGAAGGCGCCTGGTGGAATGCGACATATACCAGGTCCGGCTATCTCACTGAGCCGCAGCGCAGCAAGTTCAAGGACCGGCACGGCAAATCTGCCTGTCCTCTGGTTCTGCGTAGCGCCTATACCGACCTGGACAACATGCGTTACGGCATGGTGCGGGATCTGATCTCGCCTCAAGACATGATCAACAAGGCCTTCAGCAAGGCGCTGCACCAGATGTCGGTGCATCAGGTAATTGCCGAGAAGGGCGCTGTGCAGGATGTCGATAAGGCGCGGCGCGAGATCGCTCGGCCCGACGGTTATGTCGAGGTCATGCCGGGGCTCAAGTTCGAGGTGCAGGACGGCACCCAAATGGCACAAGGGCAGATGGCGCTGCTGACGCATGCGGTGCAGGAAATGCAACTGTCCGGCCCGAATGCGGCGATGTCTGGCACCGATCCGCGGGAGCTCAGTGGCAGGGCGATCCTGGCGCAGCAGGCGGGTGGGGCAACGCAGAACGAGCCGCTGGCGGACGGGCTTAGGATGTGGGCGCGGCAGGTTTACGAGATGTGCTGGATGGCGGCGCGGGAATACTGGAGCGCCGGCAAGTGGGTCCGTGTTACCGACGATTTGCAGAATACCAGGTGGGTGGGCATCAACCGCCGCGTCACAGTGCAGGACGAGTTGGCACAGATGCCGCCGCAGCAGCGCGCGATGGCGATGCAGCAGATGCAGCTTGTCCCCGGTGATCCACGGCTCCAGCAGGTCATCCGCATCGAGAACGACATCACGGACCTCGATGTCGATATCACCGTGGCCGAGGGTCAGGACGTGCCGACCATGCAGGCGGAAAACTTCCAGACGTTGGTGCAGTTGGCCAGCGTGCAGCCGGGACTGATCCCTGGCGAGGTTCTGGTCGCTGCGAGCAGCCTGCGCAACAAGGACGACTTGTTGCAAATGATGAAGCAGCACATGCAGCAGCAGGGGCAGCAGCAAGCCCAGGCCGCGCAGATGGCCGGGCAGCACGCCCAGGCGCAGGTCACCGATATGCAGGCGAAGGCCGCGGCTAACTTCGCGCTGGCCCAAGAGCGTAAGGTCAACGCGGCGCGCGGTGTGCATGACATCCATGCCGACTTTAGCAGCGACCCATACGGGCAACCCAACGTGGCGCCGGACAATCCACCCGGCGCCTCGCAGCCACAGCAGCCTGATCCTGAGCAGATGTCGCCAGATGTCGCGTTGGCGCACCACATGGCCGACCTGGCGAAGAAGCAGGCCGACATCCGCAAGACGCAGGCCGACACCGCGCTGACCGCTGCGAAGATCCCGCAGGTGGCACATCAGGCGGTCAACACGATCGCCAACACCCACAATCTCGCGGTGCAGACCAACAGGCTCGCCAGAACACCCATCCCGCAGCCACAGCCCCAGGGGGAGCCATAGCCATGCCAGCAACAGCAACCGGCCGCGGCGCGCAGGTTCTCGTTGACCCCATGAGTGACACCGCCAAGGCAATTCGTGGTGCCTATGCTGCTACGTTCGAGGCCAATACCGCTAAGGTCGCGGCCGACATCGCGGCCGGGCTCCATGCGGCCAGTGGCAGCAAGCCAGACGGTACCACCAGCACCAATATCGCGAGCGACATTGCGGTCAGCCCTTCAGTGGCGCCGAGACAGGCCGGCTCGCTGGTGGTCGGAAGTAACGCCGGGCCGACCATCGTCGCTGGCACCGGCGTTGCCAGCGGTACCCAACCATCCGGTTCCATCTTCATCCGCACGGACGGCGCCGCTGGCGCGCGGCTCTATGTCAGCCAGGGCGGCGGCACCTGGATTGCAATCGCAGCGGTCTAATCACTGAGGACATCCATGGCTAACGAAGCACTCGACGGCTTCTTGGCAGCGGGCGCGCCCGAGGCCGCACCCGAGCCACCGCCGGAGTCCGCCGCCCCGGAACCCGCACCGGAACCACAGCAGAAGCCGGACGCGAAGCCCGCGCCTGAGGCCAAGGCTCCCGCGGCCAAGGAACCGGAGGAGGACGAGGAGTTCGAGCCGGCGCGCGACGGCGAGATGTTGGTACCGCGTCGGGCGCTCGAGAAGGTGCGCAACGACTGGAAAAGCAAGGCAGCCGCCGAAAGGGCGGTAGCCGAGGAACTCCGTCGCCAACTCGAGGAGGTCAAACGTGCCCCGCAGACGCCGGCACCGCAGCCCGCACCCGCGCCGATGATGCATCAGCGGCCGATGCCGGATCCCGCCACCGATCCGCATGGCTGGGCAAGGCACGTCCAACTACAGCACCAGGAAGACATGCTCAACGAGCGGCTGAACAACTCGGAGGAGCGGCTGCGCGATAAGATCGGCGACGAAAAGCTCGATGAATATGTCGCCGAGTTCAAGCAGCTGGCCGAGCGCGATCAATCATTGTTCCCCAAGCTCTATAACCAGAGGCATCCATATGGCTGGATGCAGCGCGAGGTGGAGCGCCAGCGGGTGCTGCGCGATGTCGGCGAAGACCCCACCGCCTACCGCACCAAGATCGAGGCCGAAGCGCGAGCGAAGTGGGAGGCTGAGGCCCAGCAACCGGAGCAGGGCAACGGCGGCGCTCGCATCTCGCCAGCGGCCGGCTTGGCGCCGTCGCTAGCCAATGCACGCAGCGTCGCGGGGCGGACGACAACGACGTTCACCGGGCCACCTGCACTCGAGGAGTTGTTCCCCGGGCATAATCGCCAGCCCCAGCGGCGTTAGTGAAGCAGCTTAGAGATCGCCCATGCGGCGCCGATGACCACCAGAGGACTACCGATCATCGCCGTTATCATCTGCCAAGTGGTCGGAAGCTGGCTCAGCTTCCCGTCCATACGATGCACAACGACTGAGAGGGCATCGATCTTGTCGCCGAGCTTTTCCAGGGCGGTTTTGATGTCGGCCATGTCCTCCTCCAGCCGCTGGACGCGCCACGGCAGGCTAGCAGGGTCCGGCGTCTGGTCATTCATGGCGGGCGCTGTAGTGGTCGGCATAATGCACTTCTAGATGCCTGCCAGGGTGCAATTCCCATCCATCATTGCATGCCATCTTGAAGCATTTGGCCGGAGGCACCTGTAACGCCATGAGGTTCGGATCGAACAAGGTCACGTCGCCGTCCCATACCGTCGAGTGCTCCTCGCTGGTGACGATGCGCCAAACGCGGTCAGGCACGCTCGCTTGCGCAAGTTCCAAGTTGAAGTTCACCAGCCAATGACACGCTGCATGTTTGACGTATTGCCAGTAAGCCGGCATCCGGCCGCGATGGTCGCACCACCAATCGCAGGACTCGAACTCGTGCGGCACCATGCCAGGCAGGAACTCATGCCCCCACCGACCGAAGGTGAATTTGTTGAAGTCGCGCACGAGCACCTCTGCAACCTTGGGATCGGCGAGATGCGGGCGGATGCGGCGCCAGTGGCGCTGGATGTCGTAATACTGCATGGGCCTCACTCCGTCCTGGCGAATGCGCCGTGCAGGCGCAAGGCGGCTTTGGCGTAGGCCGCATGCGCTTCTTGGGCGGTGTCGAAATAGCCTAGGTGGTGTTGCCGTTTCTGATGTTTGATCTGTGCCAGCCATCTACCGGCCCGCTTGTCCCAGTAGGCTCCCTTGAGCCCGGACGTGTTATGCTTCGGCGTCCCAACGTTTCCCATGCTCTGCGAGCGAGTAGCGATGCGCAGGTTGCCGATGCGGTTGTCCATCTTGTCGGTGTTGACGTGGTCGAGCTCACCTTCGGGCCACCTACCGTAGACATAGAGCCATGCGAGGCGATGGGCTCGATAGAGCCGCCGATTGATACCCAGAAGGACGTATCCAAGCCGCTTGCACTGATGCCCAGCAGGTTTGCCGGCATACCGGACGTTGGTAGTGTGATGGACGTTTTTGCGTCGCCGCCAATGGAATTGGCCGGTCGAGTGGTCGTAGTCCAGCACCTCCCGTAGCTGCTGGGCGGTAAGATCGTCTATGAATTGTCTAGCCATGATCTGTGCTTCCTCACAGTAGTGGTCAGAGGCCCGGTGACTGCTGAACACAGCGCCGGGTCTCGCTTTCTACCACACTTCGTAGCCTGCCGCCGAGGTACTTTTCGGGCGTTTCGCTTAGCCGCTGAGCGTTATCAGCGGCCGTCGCCGCCGGATGTATCGGGCGTCTCCTGCCGCCGAGGTTACGGGCGTTGCCGAAACGAAAATCCGCAACTTCCCAACAACCTCAGCGACAGGAGAGTGTTACGTGGCCGATATGAATGTGACTCCGGCTAGACCGGGTTTAACGCCCCTTATATGGGATTCGGAGTTTTTTTCCGAGTACGTACGTCGCAACCAGTTCGCGAAATATATGGGGACGGCAACGAATTCCCTCATACAAGTCCGGGAGGATCTGACCAGGAAGGCTGGCGACACTGTGGTGTTCCCCGCGATGCGGCGGCTGGTCGGAGCCGGAGTCACCGGCAACACCATTTTGGAGGGCAATGAGGAACTCCTCAACCTCCGCTCGTTAAACCTCGTCGTGTCGGCGTTCCGGCACGCCGTCGCCGTCAGCGATTGGGACGAGCAGAAAAGCGTCGTCGATCTGCGTGAAGCAGCCCGCGAGGCGCTGATGACGTGGGAACTCGAGAAGATGCGCACCGACATCATCACCTCGCTCGGGGCGATAACCGCGGATGGCAACGTGCAGGTATCGTATGGCGCGGCATCCGCCGCACAGCGCAACGCCTGGCTGGTCAACAACACCGACCGCGCCCTGTTCGGTCACCTCAAGTCGAACTCTGTCTCCGGCGTCATGGCGACCGCACTGCTCACCATCGCCTCACCAGGCGACCGGATGAGCACCGCCATCCTCACGCTGGCCAAGCGCATGGCACGCACCGCCAACCCCCGCCTCAGGCCAATCACCGTCAACAATGACGAGGAATGGTATGTGGTGTTCATGCCGTCGATGGTGTTCCGCGATCTGCTACTGGATACCGTGATCACCAACGCGCTGCAGTATGCGTGGAACAGGGGGACCGATAACCCGCTGTTTACCGGTGGCGACCTCGTGTACGACGGATTGATCATCCGCGAGATACCGGAGTTGCCCGTCATCGCTGGCGCTGGTGCGGCCGGTATCGACGTGGCCGCCTCGTTCATGTGCGGCGCACAGGCGCTTGGATGCGCTTGGGCACAGCGGATGAAGAGCACAACTAATACGCGAGACTATGGCTACATGCACGGCGTAGGGTTGCAGGAGGTGAGGGGAATTGGGAAGCTCAGATTTGGTGTAGACCCAACAACTGACACAACTAAACCTGTAGATAACGGGATACTAACTGTATATACAAGTGCCGTGGCCGACGCATAGGAGGAACAGCCAATGTCCAGCACGACACACCCCACCCCGCCGCCACCTGCGCCACCGAAGGTCGACCCGGCAGTCGCGGCCGCAGCAAAGGAGGCACAAGCCGCCGGCTCCATCGGCGCGCAGGTCATCCTCGACTTCAACAGCCAGGCCGGTCTCGGCGCGCGCGGCGGGGCGGCCGCGACCATCGAGGAAAACACCGTGCTGCGCGACGAGAACCTCGCGGCGGTCGGGCTCGACCCGGCCAACCCGAGCGGACCGCCGACCGGCGAGCCTTGGGTGCCGCCAGCAGTCGCCGCTGCCGCGGCGCCGAAGCACGTCGCCAGCTCCGCTACCAAGATGTCGAGCCTTGCGGCCGGCATTCAGGATCTGCCGACACCGCCGCCGCCCGCCGCCCACAGCGGCACCAAGGCCTAAGCCATGACCGTCGGCGTTGCCGACATTGCCGAGCGGGCATTGCGACGGCTTGGCGTCGCCGTGGTGCCCGTGGCCAACCGGCCGCCTCTGGCGGTGACCATACCAGTCGCCACCATCGCCACCAATGCGCTGCTGTGGCTCGCCGTGATCGCCTCGGACGAAACGCCGAGCGCCACCGATCAGGCGCTGGCGGTCGCCAAGGTGAACGCCGTGCACGACAGTCTGGTATCGCAGGCGTTCGTCTCGTGGACGTCGGGCGCCATCCCGCAGGCGATGAGCGAGGAATACACGCTCTTGACCGCGATGCATCTGGCCACGGCATTCGGCAAGGCGGCCGATCCGGCGCAGCTGCCGGTGTTCGAGGGTCGCGTGCGTAAATACCAGGTCGTAATGGATGCGCCGGCTGCGGCACAGAACGCGGTGATGGACGTGCACAACGATCTGTCGATGCGCGGCCTGGTGCGATGGTCCTCGTGGGATATACCAGACAGCGCCGCGGACGCTTATGAGATGCTTGCGGCCAATCAGATCGCGGCGTTGTTCGGCATGCAGGACGATGAAAAGGCCGGCCGCGCGTCGGAGATTCAACTGGCCCGGATGATCGCACTGCCGACCAGTGGGGAGAGAACTCCCGCTGAGTATTTCTAGGCCGGGGATGCGTGTCCGTGCTATGGGAAGAGTGTTCCCCGCACGCGCGGGGATGGCCCGGTCAGGGCGGTAGTTACGTCGCCCGAGATGAGGTGTTCCCCGCACGCGCGGGGATGTGCTATTCCAGAACCGGCAGGCCGTTTCTGAGGCGACCTGCCGGCTCCGGCTGGGTTCAGAAGCGGACCTTGATACGAACCTCGATCCGCTTCTTTCCCCACCGGATCACAACGCGGATTTCCATCCTCGCGTTCTCCGGTGCAACCGCACCCTGTCCGGGCCTGACCTTCGAGGGGTTGCCCGGACTCGCGGGCAACGGTCGCACACCGTTTCTAACACAATCTCTACGCCGGAGCATGGCTAATGCCAGACGGACTGACCTTCGGCAGCGCGCCGGGCGCTGCCAGCCAGACCGACGACGGGCTGGACATCAA